TCAATTGGTTTATCCTCTGGCGGTTCTAGTTTCTTTACTGTCATGACTTAGGCCTTTCGGTTGTTGGTGGGTCAAATCTAGCCATCTGGGGAGAGATTCCTGCAAGGGAGTCTGTGGGTGGCACGTTCCTAAAAAAAACGCCCCTAGGGCTGTTTGAGGGGCTCTGGCGCACTGTGTTAAACGCAACAGTCTTGGCCATGTGACAGGGCTTGCATAAAGGTTGCAGGTTATCAATGGTGTTAGTGCCCCCTCGGGCTACTTCAATGATGTGATCTACCTCTGTTGCCCGGTCTCCGCAATACATACATGTCTTACCCCATACCTGAAAGCAGGCCTTGCGTAGGTTACGCCATTGTGTGTCTGTGCCTCTGGCATGTGCCTTACTCATGCGACCAATACATCAATAGGGCCTACACATGATGGGCTGTACTTGATAGCCGCACCTACTGCCTCACGTATGCGCCATTGTGGATCATCAGTATGGCGTGTTGTATGTAGTGATCCCATAGCGAATGGAAACCCTGAACCAGTAGCGATCATGTTGTATTCACCTACTGACCAATCAACAGTGCTTATCTCAAACAGTCTGCCCTGTATGCCTACAAGTAGATCAGCAGCATTGTCATCAACATTTATGTCTATCTTGTATTCCTCAGCTGCTCTTTGTAATACCCCACAGAATGTCATACGCATCCATTGCTCTAAGTTATGTGTGTTTACATCTGGGTATGTAGCAAAGGTTGTTAGTTGCCCTGTACCCAGTGAGCCACTGTATCCAATGATGTAAGGCCCTACCTTACGTATCTTTGGCTTTGCTAATGGACTAATGAAATTACTATCTGACATAGCCCGGTCAGCCCCTAGGTAAACTTTCCCGCCATGTGTTAGCCCTGCAAGTATTGTCATTAGTTTTGCCTTATGTGTTTAGCCCCTGTTAGATCAATGTAGGCATTCTCTCTGACTATTTTGCCACCATTGATTGTCTCTTGTGTTTCAGTTAATGCTGTCCTAAAGTCACAAGTCCATTCGCCATTGGCATTGGATAGTTGTTTGGTGATTAGTAAATCATCTGGGATTAAGTATAGAAAGCCTATAAATGGCACACCTAATGAGTTGGCTACGTATCGCCCGGCTTCTATCTTTTCGTAAGTTATAAGCCATTCATTGTCCCAGTTCTGCAGCTGCTCAAGGCTCATGTTTCGGGACTTCTGCTCTACTACGCCAACCACGTTGCAATCATTGTCACAAATGACTGCATCAACTAAGGCTGGCCCGTTCTTTGGTGTGTGTACGTACGTGTATTCGGTGTAATGGTGATTCCATAACTGGACGGCTCGCAGCTCATGTTCCAGTGATTCTTGACCCTTTGGGGAATTAACGTCAAGCATGTCAGTCCTCTAGCCCTTGCATAATGTTGTAAGCAGCCATCATTCCGTTACGGTATTGCACATTGACAGATGGATGTGTATCAATAATTACGTCCATAAGTTGATCCAGCCTTTCTTTCCATGTCCTATCAATCATCCCGGCAATCTGTTTGGCATCATTGAAATCTTGTTGTAGTTGCGTATGGTCTTTACTTAACATCTCTACTCCATTCACATACTTGAGTAATTCAGCTTGTCTGACTTGTACCCATTTATCTTGTCTAGATGTCATGTAATTAAGTTTAAGAGTGATTCACACCCAGAACTGGTAAGTGAGCAGGAATGGCTCTTAGCGAGCCATCCACACCCGTCACCGTATAAGTTTCGCTTGTAAAGGGACTTATCCACTACGAATAAGCCAACTGCGCCATTTGCCTGTTACCAATTTGTTATGTAATAAGGCAGTTCGGTTTTATTACTAGTAATCAGGCTCGCATTTCTGCATTGTGCATGATTATCAGGCATGCCAAGACACGCCCTCTGACGGCGGTTTAGCAGCTGATAAGGCAGCCAGCAGTTTGAGTCTTGCCTAGACATTTTGTCGGTCTTGCAATTACAATGTAAGGACTAGCCAGTAGTCCGGACGAGGGATCAAGAACCACTCCAACTACTGGCTAGTTTCTTTATTAAATCTTTGGCTCTAATTTCTGCTGATAAGTATTTACAACTCCACAGCATTTAGTCATCCATGTCCGAGTGTCTGTGTATGGGTCTACACCAATGTCCTCTGGATGTAAGGTCTCGCTGCAAATCTCGCAAGATTCAGCAAAGTAAGGCAGTGCCTCGTAAGCCCCGTAAAGCTTCTTAAGTATCGAAATAAACATTGCATCTTTATTGTCCATCATTAGCCCTATCTCTAATGTCTTGTGTTTCACTTGCCATGCACTTGTAAGCCTGTGTAAGTAGGTCTGCACAATGCTCACAGTCCATGCTTCTTAGATTCCTTGTAAGCCTTAATAAAGTCATCAAGGTTGTATGGAACTCCAATTGCCAGCGACTCATGCCTTGTAGTCCAATGCAATAAAGGTGTCACACGGCCATTCCTCTGCACACACAATGCAATCTTTTAGGTAACGGCAGTTGTCACAGTTCTCATCAAGGGTGTTGCAAACTAAGCACAAAGTCTGTTTGTGTTCATGCCTGTAATGAATTGCCCGGGCTTCCTCAATTGCAGCTTGTAGGTTGTGTAAGTCAGTGCAAACACAATGGCAATGCTGGCTGTGTTCAGGATTCGTCATAGCCATGCTTCTCTCTTAGGTATTCCACATGTCCCTCTAAGAATTCGTAGTAATTCTCCAAAACATTGCCCTCATAGGATTTGTTTTTTCCATAACTCATCTCATCATTTAGAAACCATAAAGCCTGTTCCATCCCGTCAAAAAACCCTAAATCATACTTTTTCTTAAATGGATTCATACTCATGAGCGATCAAACTTTGGATCACACTGTGGCTCGTTGTCACAAAAGTAGCCAGCGTATGGCTTGCCTGTTTTCTTACTGATGCCACTACGGCGATTCATTTGGCCATGTAAACACACAGGCACTAATGACTCATCTTGATCTACGCTCTCATCCATGGCTGGTACAGATAGCCATGGGTCGGCTTCCATGGGGTCACTGGGTGGCTCTTGCACCACCTGTACCTCTCTTGGCTTAGCTGGTCCGGGTGCTTGGCGCTCTCGGCTGCCCATGATCTCCTCTTTGGTGCTAAGGCCCTTAGATGTTCCAATGTTTAAGCTGGCACATGCACGACCCCAACAGGCTGTCTCTAAGTTTTGCAGCTCTGATCCATTGGTGTATGGACTCTTGCCCACAATAAGTTCAGATGCAGTGCCAATGCCCGGCAGTGGATCATCAGATGTTCTATAGGCTCTAGCTACTCCCCACATCTTTAGTGGATCGCCGTCCATTACACCCATAAACTCAAACTGGATTGAACCCTCTGGGTACTTTTCATAGAACATGGCAACGCGCTCGGCCACGGTCACATAGTTGCTAATGTCAAAAGCCATTAGATTCTCCACCCGTCATTCCACATTTGTTGCTCAATAGTTGGTCCGTGCATCGCACGAAATTTGGCTCTAAGTCGCAATCTATGTTGAGCCTCTATGTAGATACCTGTAAATACACCTAAGCCAAACAACACTGCACAATACATAAAGATAATGATCGTCATGCTGACACCTGACTTAACCACTGAAAGGCTGTACCCTCAGCTGCATCAAATGAATCTAAGTCATTAGCAATGTAGTTATCTGTGACGGGAACAAATACGTCCCAATTCTCATTGACATTTTGCTCAATGATTACAATGTCGTGCGTATCTGATGCCACAAAAATAGTGTCATAGATTTTGTATGTGTTTAACATGCCCTGATTTCCTATTCTTAGTTGTAAGCCTTGGCGCTTACATAAATAGTTTTAGCACGTGATACAGGACTCGCACAAGCACTTTGAGAAAACAGGCGTGTTGTGGCTTGTGTCTATGTGGTTTTGGACCACAAGATGTAGTGCATCAACCTTATTTATCAAGTCTGGTAAAGATTTTCCGCCGTTGGCATAAGGCTGAATGGCATAAGTCATGGTGTCTATGTAGGCCTTTATGGGTTTAACTATGCCCCATTTGACTAGCATTCCTACAAGGGTCAGGATCGCAATAAGAGCTGCTGCCAGTTGCCCGGCATTGATTAACTGTGTCATGAGATGGCCAACTTAATTTCCCTTGTAGTTATTACGGCCTTGCCATTTGCCTTAAGCATGAATGCCACTGGCTGGCCTTTAGTTGATTGGAATAGCCAAACATCCTTTACAAAGGTAGTTGCGCCTTTTTTAAGGCTTATAGTCTGGTAGCCAGTTGAGTCTCTAATACCCTGTGGATCGCGTGTCCAGCGGATTGTAAGTTCAGTAGCCCCACCGATTTTAGGTGTTTTGATGTTTAGGTAAGCGGCGAATAATGCCCCGGCAACAGAGTCGGCATTAGGAATAACAGTTAATAGGCCGTCTACCTCTAAGGCAGTCCACACGTCAGCTTTAAGTGTTTGTGTAGGTATCTTTGATGAGGCATCAGATTTGCGGCTAATGTATTGGCTCATGCGTCTATCCACTTCTGGGGATTCTTGTGCTTAGTTGGATTCCAAGTACGGGTTGAGAGAATCTGGAAATGTAAGTGCGGTGCAGTGCTTCGACCTGTATTACCAGAAAGCCCGACGTAATCGCCCTTGGCAATGCGCTGGCCGACCTGTACGCCAACTTTAGATAGATGGCAGTAGCCAGCCCACAAGCCTGCTGTGCCGTCAGGAAAGCGGTTGTTATCCACGATTACGTGCAAGCCGAACGCAAAGCCCCAGCCTTTTTTGTAGATGTGTTTGCCAGCGTGTACGACTGTGCCACCTACAGCTGCGTAGACAGATGTTCCTACAGATGCGCGGTAATCAATGCCCTTGTGAAGTGTGCCATTACGGTATTTAGCCCCGTAAGGAAAGGTGACAATTCCTAATCTAATCGGCTTCATCTAGGTTGGCCCTGCCATAGTTGTCATACTCTGGATTAAGCCAGTTAATGATGATCGGTAATGCTGATACAAGGCCAATGGTTAGTGCCGGGTGAATGCCTAAAGTGTCTGCATTTACAAGCAACCAACCAAGCACACCTGCGCCAAATACCTTTACAAATGAGGCAATTGGACTATGTGCAAACCAAGTTAGGAATGACATTATTCAACCGTTGGTAATGGTGGTATTTCTGCAATTTCTAATTCGTAAACTGCATATTCTTCATCAGTCATTTCACGTACTAAATCATCAATTTGAATCAAAGGCTTAGTGGTTGATTTTGTTTTTGCAGTTGCCATTTAACTTGCTCCATATCCGTATACATAAATAGTGCCGCCAGTCAAAGTTCCAGAAACCGTAAAAGTAAAATCTGTATAAGAAACAGCACTATCGTGTACACCTTGGAATGCAGCTGCTGCGCCTCCCGATCCAACGGTATCCGCATAAATAGAATTAAAACCTGTATTTTTTGCTAAAAATGGACATCTTAAAAATACGTTTCCTGAATTGTTATCAACGCTTGAATATGCACCAAAAGTCCAAGAGGCACCATTGTTTGTTCCGTTATCGGAACCAACACCTGCGTAAGTTACAATTCTGCCACTTGAGTAGTAACCTGTTGCACTTGCGCCGAGTGTTAATGCCATAGCTTGACTTGTAGAACCGACACCACCACTGACAATAATTTGGTAATTTTCGTAAGTTGCACTAAATGCGTTTGTGACAGTTACAGACGAAACGCCTGTACCAATAGTTTGCTTTTTAACGAGACGTAGGCCGGGGTAAGCACCACCTAATGCGGTGTACAGCGTCGTATCTACAGAGCTGCCAAGAGTGCGAATAGCAGATGCGCCATCCTTGACATACGCTGTGTTATCAGGTGTTGTCCACGAGTAGTTAGTGGTTGTTGCCATTATAAATCATCCCATTCTTGTGTACTTGGAGTATACCCTGCCCAAGTTGTGGTTGGTGGTATTTGATCCCAGATAATACTCAAATAAGTTTCAGAGTATGCCGAGCAGGTCAGGGCAAGATCAGCGGTGTATCTGGTCAAGTTCCATGTGTAGCCCTCTACAAAGCCGTCAAAGGTAGTTCCAAAGACTGCTGGGAGTGCGCTGGTGTTTACTCTTAGCCCGTTGTAAACGGCTGCTAGGGCATCCCTAGTGGCATCTGTAACGGTAGGTGAGTGTAAAGGTATTGTGATTGTCTCGGGGTACATTCTTGGGTATGCCCGAGACTCTAAAAAGTCGTTGGCTTGTGTTAAAGCATCAGCTGCATTGTGTAATTGAGTTGTGCGAGTTCCAGATAGTTGGCCGTACTGAATAATCGAGTTTTCATCACGTGCATTTTCTGTACCTGCCCGGTAGGTAACATTTACATCATTTACGATTTCGCCCCATTGGGCTTGTGTGCGTAAGCCTTGGGCAAGAATGTCATCAGCTGTGAGAGTTAATGGGCTTGCGCTGGCTCGGCTGGCGTAATCGTCATAATGCAGATCACCATCGCCACCCTCCCAAAGCACACCGCGACCAGAGTTGGCTGCATTGGTTGTCAGCGTGTAGGCATCGGCTTCGCCATCGTTGTATGCCTGTAATTCGTATTGTCCCGGCACATCGACATTGGCGGTTAAATTATCAACTAAAGCCACATTCGTGGCATCATAACTAGCCCATGTTGTTTCACTAGGCAGGTCATTCCAAGTAATAGTTGCACTTAAGTCATTCCATGATTGTAAAAATGCTTCACTAAGAATGTTTAGGATTCGTGTGCCGTCAAATTCTTTGGCATAGTTGCTACCGCCGACTAAGTGACGGTTTAGCTGCGACAAAGGGCCAACGGCTGTAATGGTGTAAACGGCAATTGAGCCGTCTGATCCGTATGCCTGCAGGCTGATGTCAATATCAGAAATAATGCCTGCAAAGATTTCTTGTGTGCCTGATGTTCCCTTGTTAATTGACACTGATACTTGTTGGCTCAATGCAATGTTTAATGGCTCGCTGGCATCTGTCCAAAGGCTGATTGAGGCAAAGCCGGGCTGTGGCTGGGTAGTAACGTCATTGCGACCCATGCGGATTGAAATAGATGAAATCGTGTTATCCGCGTAAGTTGTAGCCCCTGCAAAGGTCACAGTCGGGTACGGGTCGTAGGTGGTCACAATGTAGCCCCGACTAGATTTACTGCCCCTGTACGCCTTGAGGAGTCTTGTAATAGGCGTTCAATGCTTCGGCGAGCAGACTCACCGTCAATAACACCGTTCATAATTATGGTCACGCCTTGGCCAGCGCCATTGTCTGGGCGAATAGATCCCGAGCCACTTGGGACAAACATTTCAGGGCCAAACTCGCCTACACGGTAAGCCTCGCCGCCCATGACCGAGCCACCAGCCGCCCTTGCTCTTGGCCTTGGTGTGAAACCTGCTTCTGGAAGATTTAGATTAAGTGGATTTTGAATAAATCGCAATGCTGGCAAAGCGGCTTGGTAAGCATTTGAAATAGCATTTATTGCATTTGCCACCGTCTCTAATGACGCTGCAATTCGTTCCATCATGCTGGCAGCCCCCGGGCCACCATCTGTAACTGTTGAAAATAAATTGCCAAAGGCTGTTGTAACTGCTCTAAGTGCGCCACCTAAACTAAATGCGCCATCGCCCTCAAAGTTTCCAGCTAGTTCCCGAGCACGATTACTTAATCCCTCTGGATCCTCACCGCTAAATCCTTTGGCAACTTTGTTAACTTCCTCTAACAATGTTTTCATGGTTGGTAGCAATGCCACACCGATTGACTCTTTAAGTTCGCCTACGCGCTCTGTGACAATAGCCAACTGCCCTGCATAGGTTTCAGTATTGGCTTTAGCTGCGCCACCAAATAGCCGCACAAGTTCATCTTGGACTACGTTAAAATCTTTGGTTTTCTTGATGTTTTCATCAAGTGGAATGCCCAATTTTGTCAGCGCACCGATGTTGCCGTTGTAAGCCTTGGCAAGAGTCAACGATACGGTTTCAAGATCGCGACCAGTAGATGCAGAAATGTCTAAAGCAAGGTTTGTCAGTTCTTGCGCCTTGCCGACATCGCTAGTGGCTCGGGCTAGGTTTGCCAGTGCCGGGCGCAACTTAGTATCGGCTACGCCAAAGGCCAACTGTTGCTTAGTGATGTAAGCCTCGGTTGATTTGATCTGTGCATCAGTGGCGTTGGTTGTGTTTTTTAAAGCTTCGGCAAGTTGCTTTTGTGATGCTTCATCCTCAACGGCTGCCCTGACTCCATCCACGCCAATCTTGATCGCGTAGGCTGCGGCAGCTGCGCCAGCAACGGCAAAAGCGGCTGCGGCCATCTTGCCGTACTTTTTAAGTCCACCAGCAAAGCCCTTGGCATCGTTGTCTGCCTTGTTTAGGCTTCGGCCAAACTGATCTACATCAGCAAGTAGGTTGAGTTTGAGGGTTCTCACATCAGCCATTGTTGTCATCCCACTTTTCTATTACTCGGCGATTGACCGCATCTTTCCAACGGCGTGTTAATTCTGGCTGGATTCTTTTAAGGGTTATAAAAATGCCGTAGCCCTCGTTGCCTCGACCTTGTGGGCGTGATCGTTCAGGAAAGCGGCGACCACCATTCTCAAAAGGTGCTGGCCCACCAAACTCTGATCCGAACAAAACTTGACCTGACACCGCGCCGCCACTAAATCGGCCTTTGCTTCCACCAATGGTTACGTTGGGAATGCGGTCTTTATTTGCTCGGATTGTAGCTGCAACCTTTTGGGCTTGGGCTGGCAATGGGTTGAGGTTGTAACTGCTTTGCATTTCAGTCGCAGACCATTGGCTAATACTAGTGACATCATCTTTTAGGGCTTTTTTTGCGCCCTCGTCCATTTCCTTAAATGCCTTGTAAAGCGATTTAAGATCCCGAGAGTCAGGGGTCATTTTAACGGTTACTTTGTCAGCCATGACCATTCCTCTCTTGTATCAGCGTGATTGCTGTGTTGATGTCTGCGAGTGACCATTGGTACAAATCAGATAAAGGTATCCCGGTGACAACTGCTATTCTGACGAGTCCGTCAGCGAGTTCTCTTTTGGGCTTTCCTCGACCACCTCAAAGGTTTCAAACTCATTGGTGACCCATGCTTGCTGGCTTGGTAACTTAGTATGCCCTTGGGCCTTAGCGGCCTTGTACAGCATGCAGGTTATGACATCAAGCGAGCCTTGGCTCATCTTTTCTGCCGCTTGACTAACTGTGTAACCGAGTTCTCTTTCAATCTCGATCCATAACCAAGCGTTATCATCACTCACTATGTAGTTATTGCCCTGTTTTGTTTTAATGTCGTATTGCATAATGGTTGCCCTGTTCCTTTTCGTTAGGCTCTTGAAACTGATCCATCCTCGACTACAAAGCTCAAGGATGTAGTAAGTACGTCAGTGGCCGCGCCACCAACGGTTGGGAATACTGGAAAGACGTTGCCAGTAAACGTATCACCGGGACCAACATCAAAGCTAAATGCCAGTGATGTATCTGGTGCTGCCTTAGCGGCATCCCATAGTGCTGAAATAATACCAGCGCTTGTGCTGCAATCTAGGTATAGTTCAACATTTAGTGTTGCAGTACGATCTACAGTCTTGTAGGCGCGACCCGATAGGACTTCTAACACTTGTTGATTGTTCTCTAGTTCAAGTGTAACTGTTGATGCTTGGTCAGCGTATGACACAGAGTTGATGCTCAAAGTCAGATTCCGACCAGTTATGTATGTTGCTGGCATGACTTGCCTTTCTAGTTGGTTGTGACCATCTCTATGTTGAGTTGGCTGATAAGCATGTCGGAGTTTCCGATTTGCTGGACTGTGGGTTGTGACCATCCACCCAAAAACGAAATGTTATTGGCTAGTAGATCGGTGACACTAAAGATTAAAGTTTCTAAGTTGGCTAAGGCAGCTCGGTTGTCAGCTGCATTAACAATTACTGTGATGTCAAAGCGCACATTACAACGAGCGCCACCAATGGCACTAACGGTTATATAAGGCGATCCCGGCACAAGCACAATTGCTGGCGGGGTGATGTTTTCATTTGGGTATGCGTAAACTACTCGCCCGGCAGCTGCAAGAGTTGCGGCGAGTGCATCACGGTAAGTCGCTAGATTAGCCAATGTAGCCTCTGGTATCTAGGTGCTTACCTAGTAATCCAGATACTCGGGTAAGCATTGAGCGACCTAAACGGTAAGGCGCTGGAGATTGGAAATCCACACCTTGCTGGCCAAGTGTGCCAGTACGTGTAATCCAAATGTCGCATGCAATTGCCATGGCTGCCTCACGACATTCTGGCACAGAATCATAAAGAGTTGCTTGGCTTGTTAGCACTGCTCGCCCATTAGGGATGACATGGCGCTTGGTTATGTTGGCATTAGTTATAGCAGCTTCAAAGAATGTAACGCCATCCTCTTTGCCTACGGTTGTTACAGTGCGCGATCCATCAAAGGGTGCGCCACACTTGCTAACCGTTAATGCTTGACCAACTACAAAAGTGTTGTCGTAGCAATAGAACCGGGCAACATTACTTGTAAGTGATACGCCTTTAATAGACACATCATCAAAAGTTAAATAGGAAAGGATTATGTTTTCGGCACTATCTGCAACGGCCTGCACAATTGCATCAGCGTAGATGTCACCAATACCAAGTACGGCTTTTAACTCGCTTAGTGTAATTAGTGCCATGTCTCAATCCAATTCTTGTGAGTGTGTGGGGGACACAGGGCCGCATCCCCCACACTTCTAACTAACTCTGACTTAGGTCAGGTTAAAGCGACGTACTCCACCAGCTGTAACAACCTTGACGGCTAGGTAGCCATAAAGCATTGTTTCAATTTCGCCAGTTGTAACTACGTTTGTCGAAAGCTGCAATACTGGGCTTTCGTAAATGGCAACAGATGATGGAACAACAATGAATGCTGATTCATCAATGGATGTTGAAACAGCCTTGTTGGATACGTAAAGGTCTAGGCCCATTACGTTTCCGCGTAGTGACTGTGTTCCAACTTCGCCAGCAGAGTTCTGTGGCTGTGATGCGCTGAAAATTGGTCGCTTGGTTGAATCCTGCGCGCCAATTAGCAGACCCCATTGGGATGTGCCAGCGATGTAACGTGTAGCCAATTCGCCAGTTGCAAGGTATGCAGCCGGG